CACAAAATTTCAGAAGGATTTGAAGCGCGTGAAAAAGCGCGGCTTTGATATTTCTTTGCTGACGGATATTATTAAAAAGCTGGCTGCGGGGGAGCCGTTGCCGGAGAAGAACAGGGATCACCAGCTTTCCGGGGACTATGCGGGGTGTCGTGAGTGCCACATTACGCCGGATTGGTTGCTGATCTACGAAGTGGACGGGGACGAGCTGATTTTATATCTTACCCGGACGGGATCGCATAGCGATTTGTTTTAATTAATATATGCCTGCCATTGAGTACGGCAAACATAGTGCCAAGTGCCTCTCCCTTGTGGAGCGAACAGTGCCAAGTGCCTTTTATCTTACGGGATAGGAGGCACTTTTTTAATGGAAGTTCGGGAGTTGGTAAAGAGAGCATTTCAACGGGACCTGTCTGACCCATCCGCGCTATCTGATGCGTTTGATACGATCAGGCTGTTAGAACCGGAAGATTTTTCGCTGGCGCATGAGCGGAACAAGGAAGTGCGGCGGCTGTCTGGAAAATTTGCCGCAGAACAAAAAAGTCTCCGTATGTTCGAGCTGAACAAGCGGAGTCTGCTGTTTGATGCGCCGTATGACTTTGATGCGCACTGCCGGTATATTGAGTGGAACCGTGATCCGTCAAAGCGGTTTTATCTACCGCGCAGGAAGCAGCTCTACAAAGTGGCGTCGGCGCTTCAAAATCTGGCTGATGATAAATTAGACTTGCTTGCAATTTCCTTGCCTCCAGGTGTCGGAAAGACAACGCTTGCGCTCTTCTTCCTCACTTGGCTTGGAGGGAGAAACCCCGAGAAACCTAGCCTCGGCGGCTCTCACTCAAATGCCTTTCTGCGCGGTGTGTATGATGAATGCCTCCGCATTATGGACCCGCATGGGGATTACCTTTGGCATGATGTATTCCCAATGGTTCAAGTGGTCAAGACCAACGCCCAGGATATGATGATTGACCTTGGAACAGACCCGAAGAGAGGAAAACGCTTTGCAACGCTGGAATTTTCCTCCATTGGTTCTGGAAACGCTGGTAAGGTTCGGGCGGAAAATCTGCTTTATTGTGATGACTTAGTGGATGGCCTGGAAAGCGCTCTCTCAAAGGAGCGCATGGACAAGCTCTGGAATCTGTACGCAACGGATTTGCGGCAACGGAAAATTGGAGACTGCAAGGAGCTCCATATTGCGACTCGATGGTCAATCCACGATGTTATAGGCCGATTGGAACAGTCCTACGGGGAAAGTGACCGGGCGGAGTTTATCGTCATGCCCGCGCTAAACGAGAATGACGAAAGCAATTTTGACTACGGGAACCATGTTGGATTTACTACAGCGTTTTACCATGAACAACGAGAGATAATGGACGATGCCAGCTGGCGGGCCCTCTTCATGAATCAGCCCATCGAGCGCGAAGGGCAACTGTATAATGAGGATGAATTGAGGCGATATTTCGATTTGCCTGTTGGGCAGCCGGACACAATTCTATCTATTTGCGACACCAAAGATAAAGGAAAAGACTATGCTTTTATGCCTGTGGCTTTCCAATATGGGCAGGATTTTTATATTGAGTTTATGCTTTGTGATAATTCTTCTCCCGAGATTGTAGAAGCGAGATTAGTAACAGAACTTATTCGATACAAAGTTAAAATGAGTCGCTTTGAAAGCAACAGTGCTGGTGGTAAGGTTGCTGAAAAAGTTCAAAAAGAAGTTAAGGAGCGCGGGGGAATTACGCACATTACTACAAAATACACTACGGCAAACAAGGAAACAAAAATTATTGTAAATAGCCCGTGGGTGAAGGAACACTGCCTGTTTAAGGATAATTCTATTATCAAGCATGACAAAGAATATAGAAAGGCGTTAAACTTTCTATGCGGTTATACGATGGCAGGGGATAATAAACATGACGATGTACCTGATGGTATGGCAATGTTGGCAGAATTTGTTCAATCTCTTGAAGGGAACAAAGTTGAAGTATTCAAGCGATTGTTTTAAAAACACAATATGTTGAAATTCAACCTCTTTACAAATCTATATATAGTGGTATACTATAAATAGTAACATAGAGTTCCAATAGCTATCCTTGACGGATGGTATGTCGGTGTCGAGCAGTAGTTTCGACGGGTCAATGACATGCATTATACGATTCCTCTTTCTCCGCATATACCTGAGCTATTAACCCGAAGGGAAAGTCACCCTCCATGCGGAGGGTGTGGATTGAAATGATTCCAAGAATTAGAAAGGAGCCACCTATTGAATGAAGATTGATATTTACTGCCCTGTCTGTGCCGCTGCTGGCATTAATCATGGCAAAGGGCGGCTTTTGATGAAGGTAGATAGCAAAACGGTAGGTGTGGTCTATCCTTACTGTAAGGCTTGCAAGAAGAACATCAGGATCGAATTGAAAGGAAACAAGAGCACCTGATAATAATAAAGTTTAGTGCCAAGTGCCTCCGGGCAACGCCTGGACGAAGTGTGCCGAGTGCCGAGAGTAGACCTTAGACGAGGTCTGTTCTTGGCACTTTTTTGTTTGTCTGGAGGTGGCAAGGTGACTGAAAACGATACTATTCGGGCTATATCAGAGTGGCCGGTCGATGGTTTGACGGGTCGACGTAAGATTTACACCAGCAAAAAGAAGGTCACCGCGGAAAACGTGGTGGAGGTGCTGGGAAAAGCATTGGCGGTTCACAGGATCAACAGAGCGGAAACTGCTTATTTGTATGACTATTACAGGGGCAAGCAGGACATCCGCCTGAAAGATAAAATCGTCCGCCCGGAGATCAACAACAAGGTGATGATTAACCGGGCGAATGAGATCGTGACCTTCAAGACGGCCTATCTTCTGGACGGCCCTATCCGCTATGTGTCTAACGGCGGAGAAGATGATGTGTCGGCCAGTGTAAACACGCTCAACGAGTATATGCGCTCTGAGAGCAAGGACACTCACGACAAAGAGCTGGCAGACTGGATGCACATTTGCGGTGTGGCAGTGCGAATGGTCCTCCCGGACGAGGCTGGGGAGGAAGAGGGTTCTCCAGCCTCTATCTACACCCTTGACCCGAGGGCGGCGTTCTGCATCTACCATAGCGGCGTTGGGCAGAAAAAGGTCGCTGGTGTGCTGGAACAGGTAGACGAGGAGGAACAACCCTACTTCTGCGTGTACACCCCTGAATGGTATTTCGAGGTACAGAACGGGCAGATTACAAAGCAAGAGGCCCGTACTATCCCATACATCCCCATTGTAGAGTATGTGAACAACGATGCTCGAATGGGTGCGTTTGAGCCGGTCATCCCCATTCTGAACGCGATCAATATGATTGAGTCCAATAGATTGGATAGTATTCAGGATTTCGTCAACGCTTTTGACGTGTTCCAAAACTGTGAGTTAGAGAACGGACAGTACAAGGAATTGGCAAAGGGCGGGATGGCGATTGCTATCAAGAGTGTTCAGCCCGGCATGGAGGCCAAGGTATACCGCATTGCCTCTGAGCTGAACCAAACCAACACGCAGACCATTGTAGACGATCTGGAGGACGCATACCTGACTATCTGCGGGATGCCGAACCGGAACGGAGGTTCCTCTACCAGCGACACCGGACAGGCGGTCATTTACCGGGATGGCTGGTCCGCAGCTGAGAGCCGGGCCAAAGATACAGAAAAGACATGGGAACGGTCGGAGCGGGAGTTCCTGCGGCTGGTGCTGTATATCTGCCGGGAGACTGGCGATTTGGGTTTGCAGTTGGCCGACATCAAGCCGGAGTTCACCCGCAAGAACCTGTCCAATATCCAGTCCAAGGCGCAAGTGCTAGCGGAGATGCTGAACAACAGCAAGATTCATCCGAAGTTGGCGTTCCAGTACAGCGGGCTATTCAGCGACCCCGAGTCTGCGTACCGTGTGAGTATGGATTGGTACGAGGAACAGCAGAAAAAGATGGAGCGGAGCCTGCGGGATGAACTGGCGGCGGAACGAGCCAGCGGGAACGATCCGGCCAATCCGCAGGACGGCGGCGGTGATGCTGAATGAGTGGGTTTTATGATCTCACCGACAAAGCCATTGACCTTTTGAACAGGAGGGCGGTCAAGCGGTTTGAGGATGCCAAAGACGAAGCGGCGCAGAACGGGTTTGATGAACTCAATGTGCTGGAAGTCACCCGTGCCCTATATCAAGACCTCACCCGTGATAATAAAGAAATCTTTCTTGAACTGGCGCAGGAGCGGTATCAGGAGGCCAAACCGCATGGAGAGGAACCGCCTGATTTAGCGTGGCTGCTGGCTCTGCTGGCGGCGTACAACGCTGTAACGAAGGTCATTTATGATAACGACGTTGACCGCAAGAGGCAGTACACCGCTGAGGGCATCAATTCCAGCACGGCCAAGGTGACAGAGTTCCGGCGGGGGTTGCATTATTGGGCTGACCTGACAGCAACCTATGGGGACATCGTGACCGATGAATCCACCCTGAAAGCATACCGTGACGCTGGTGTGAAAAGAGTCAAGTGGCACACTGTACTGGATGGGAAAGAATGCGAAACCTGCAAGGAACGGGACGGAAAGATATACCCAATAAATTCTATTCCGCCAAAACCACATAGAAAATGTAGGTGCTGGATGGAGGCTGTGAAATGAAATTTTGTTTTGGAGACATTGTCGTAGTAGATGGCAATCAGAGTGGCGTGATTGTGAAATCTTGGGAAAGGTCATTACAGGACTTGCCAGAATCGCACGATGTCTATGTGAGAAGTTACAACGCTATTGCGAATTATCCGGAAAATGAAATTGAGAGATATATGGTGCGGCACAAGTATTTGGATGAGCAAGAACTTGAGTGGCAACACAATGTAACAAAGTAATTTAAGCGGCCCAGCCGTTTGAATATGTCCACAGAGAAATAGGAGGAAGCCGTGAAAATTAAGTGCAGAAACTTTGAAGGGGAAATCCTTTTGTTGGCGGCGAACACAGAAGAATACTACCTTTGTCAAGAACCGCGGACGGTAGTTTCTTCCTATGACCTAAAATTTGTGCAGGAGACAGGAGAAATTATTGAAATTCGCGGTGTTCTTCCATCTGATTTTGAAATCGTGAAGGAATAAACTCCGTTTGAATATGGCCCCAGAGAAGGGGCGGTATAAATCTCCCAACAGCGAGAGAACGCTTAATAACCCAAAAACATAGTGAGAGAACACTTACAAAACCCAAAAGGAGAATTTACATGAAGATTTCCACTGACAGCATCCAGGGCTTCGCGGAAATGAGCGACGCCGACAAGGTTACCGCCCTGTTGGGGCTTGATGTACCTGACCCGGTTGACCTGAGCGGCTATGTGAAGAAAGAAGTTTTTGACGCCAAGGCTACCGAGGCGGCCAACCTGTCCAAACAGCTCAAGTCTAAGATGACCGATGATGAAGCGGCAAAAGCGCAGGCTGACGCTGACCGCAAGGCGCTGGAGGACAAGTACACTGAACTGCTTCGGAAGTCCACCATTGCCGAGCACACCGCCCGCTATATCGCCATGCCGGGCTATGACGAGAAGCTGGCCCGTGAGACAGCAGAGGCGTTGTTTGACGGCGATATGGAGCGGGTCTTTGCCAACCAGCAGAAGGCCAACGCCGCATATGAGAAGAAGCTGCGGGCTGATCTGGTGAAGCAGGACCCAAAACCTGACGGTGCTGGCGGTGGAACAGATGAGAAGGACGAGGCTGTTGAGTTTGCCAAGAGGCTGGGCAAACAGCGGGCCGACGCCCTTAAAAACGCAAACGAAGGTTTGAAACACTACTTTTGATTGAAAAGGAGAGAAACAGATGAAGTTTACTAAGACTTCTGTTGGCGGCACCGTTGAGTTTCTGGCCGCTGACGATTTTGTGGCGATTCCTATTTGCGTCACAGAAGCCGCCGCTGTTCCTGCCGGTATGCCTATGACCGCTGCGGGCAAGAAGGTGGCGACCACCTCTTATGCTACCGCTGTGGGTATGCTGCTGTATGATGTAGACCCTACCGAGAACCCAAACGGTGCGCTTCTAGTGCAGGGTGTTGTCGACAAGAAGAAAGTTGAGTCTCACGCAAGCATTACGCTGGACGATACTTTTGCTGTGCCCGGTATTATCCTGCGGGACAACATTGGTGTGAACGAGTAAGGAGGCGTACATAATGGATTTGAGAGAAGTTTTTACCCCTGCTGCGATTGCGGCCAACTGGACTGAGGTTGCCTCCAATCAGATTCCCTACCTGGGTGCTACCCTGTTCCCCGCCCGCAAGAAGGCTGGCCTTGATCTGTCCTGGCTGAAAGGTTCCCGTGGGCTGCCCGTCTCCCTGATGCCCTCCGCTTTTGACGCCAAGGCAACATTCCGTGACCGTATCGGCTTTGAGAAGCTGGAGACTGAGATGCCCTTCTTCCGTGAGGGCTATAAAATCAAGGAGAAGGACCGCCAGGAGATGCTGCGTGTGCAGGATTCTTCCGACCCCTATGCCGCTGAGGTGATCGCCCGTGTGTTTGACGATACTCGAGACCTGATTGACGGTGCAAATGTTGTTCCTGAGCGGATGATTATGCAGCTGTTGTTCCCGGAGGGCGGTAATGTGGGTATTGCGATCAAAGCAAACGGGATGAACTACACCTACAATTATGATACGGACGGTTCTTGGAAGACCTCTAACTACACCGCACTGACTGATACTGCCACTTGGGACAAACCTTCCACGGCTGATCCCTTTGCGGCGTTCAAGACGGTCAAGGACGCTATCCGCTCCAAGACTGGTACTGAGCTGACAGTCGCTATTATGAACTCCTACACGTTCAATCTGCTTGCCAAGACGGACGCCGTAAAGAACCGTTACCTGACCACCAACGGCCTGTCTCTTGGCTATCTGACCGATACTGAGGTAAAGGCGATTGTGGAGTCTACTTCCGGTCTGCGCATTGCAATTTATGACAAGCAGTACCGTGATGAGAGCAAGGTGGCCCATGCGTTTGTGCCAAACGGCTATGTTTGCCTGATTCCTGATGGGAATCTTGGAGGTACTTGGTATGGCACTACACCCGAAGAGGCAGACCTGCGAGGCTCGTCCAGTGCCGAAGTGTCCATTGTGAACACTGGAGTTGCGATTACCCGGATTATTCAGGAACATCCTGTAAACATCAATACTCTTGCTTCCGAGATCGTCCTTCCTTCTTTTGAGCGTATGGACGAGGTGGCGGTGCTCAATGTCCTGGGGGAATGATTGGGTCTGACACTCTAACCCTTTTCCCCGGAAGTCAGACCCTATTGGGGAAACAGGTGTCTGAATTGGTAGGCGATGACCTGATGGTCAAGGCTGAGGGCTCCGTGGTCGGTACATTCCATCATGTGACAGGATACACCGAGTTCAGTTCCGAGCCGGACGAGCAGGAAGGTTATTACTTTCCCTTCCACTTGACCAAGACCGGAACCAAAATGACTTTCAAGAAAAACGACTCTCCGACCAAACAGAACATTGCATTTGATCCGGACATTGTTTTCCGAGTAACAAAGAGTGACACATTTGAAGTGCTGGTAGACAACCAGAGTGTTGTTAAGTTCAATTTCTCTGGAGCTACATTCGAGAGTTAAGAAAAGAGGGAGGCAGCATGAAGTTTATTCCAAATTACCGCGTATGTTATGGTGGCCGGTTTTATGAGGCTGGTGCACAGGTTTCTATCAAGGCCGACGACGCGGATATGATGAAGCGGCACGGGACGGTGTTGGATGAGCCGACGCCGCCTCCCGCCGCACCTAAAAAGCCGGGCAGACCTAGGAGGGCGGACAATGGACAATCTGGCGAGGCTGAAGCTCCGCACGAATGAGCCGGACGAGGCCATTCTGGAGGACTGCCTGGAGAGCGCAAAGGCGGCGATTATGGCGAGGCGGTATCCGTTCCAGGAATGGCCGGAGGAGCTGGAGGACCGTTATCTGGATTTGCAGTTTGACCTCTATAACAGAATCGGAGCAGAGGGCCAACTTAGTCATGGAGAAAACTCTATTAGCCGGACCTGGGAATCTTCTTGGATTTCTGAATCGCTCTTGCAGGAAGTGACACCGTTGGCAGGAAGGGTGACGTGATGACGGTCAATGTACTTGGAGCAAGTTACACTCTGAAGTTTATCCCGGAGGAAGAGGACGAAGGTCTCAAAGACTGCGACGGCTACTGTGACGAAACCATCAAAACACTGGTGGTCAAGCAGTACAAGTGTGGTGAACCGGGGAGTAAAAAAGCCCTTGACCTGCAAGAGAAAAAGAACTTTCGGCATGAAATTATTCATGCGTTTCTCTACGAAAGCGGTCTTGCAGAAAACTCCACATGGGCGCAGGAAGAAGAAATGGTGGACTGGTTTGCCAAGCAGTTTCCGAAGTTGCTGGCTGCCTTTCGGGAGGTGGATGCCCTGTGAGGAGCCTCCTCCGCAATCAGCAGCCCGTGTTCTACAAGCTCTACAAAGGCCAAGAGGAAATTTTAGATGAGTGGAGAAATCCGACCGGCTCATATATCCCCATTTATAGTGAGTTAAAATCCGCTATGCTTTGTGTCTCTCCCAACAAGGGCAATTCCGAGGTGGAACAGTTTGGCTCTTTGGAAGACTACGACCGGACAGCGACCACCGCAGACACGACCTGTCAAATTGACGAGGATTCCGTTTTGTGGGTAGATGGGGCGGATATTGACGGCCCGTATAACTACATTGTCAAGCGGAAAGCCCTATGGAAGAACAGTATTCAGTACGCTATCAAAAAGGTAACTGTATCTGAGTACGAAGCGGAACAAAAACTGTTTGCTCGAAAAGCAGAGATTGAGGCGGTGATGCTAAGTGCCCAAAATCAAACTAAAGCTGAGCACGGACTCAATCAGCCAGGCGCTGAAGGAAGTCAAGGCATACCGGAAGAAGGTTCAAGAAGCTGCTGACGAACTGACGAAAAGGCTCACAGAGCAAGGCGTATCCCTGGCCCAGTTAAACGCTTCGTATATGAATATCTACGATACCGGCGAGCTGATGCGTGGTATTGAAAGCCAGTACAAGGGGAAAATGGGGTTTGTAGTGTCTACTGCAACACACTCCATTTTCTGTGAGTTCGGCACTGGAATTATTGGCGCTCAGAATTCACACCCAGAGGTGGCAATTGCTGGATGGAAATACGATGTAAACGACCACGGGGAACTTGGGTGGTGGTACATCGGAAGAGATGGGAAGGCACACTGGACAAAAGGGATGCCAAGCCGTCCATTTATGTACGATACTGCTAAAATGTTGCGAAATATGGTAGTACCACTCGCGAAGGGGGTTATGCGTTGATAGATGTTGAATCATTCCTTTTCAACCAGATAGCGGGAATACTCCGTTTTCAATACAATGTGTATGTTTCCGGCGAATATGTAGATAGCCCCGCGAAGTTCCCTGCCGTTACTATTGTTGAGATCAATAACGGTGTGTTTCAAAAGATGAGAACAGCCGCGCCAAATCTGGAAAACGCCGTCTCGCTGACGTATGAAGTAAACGTCTATACTAACAGTATTGGCTATAAAAAATCTGAGGCAAAAAAAATTTTGGAAACCATCGACAATGAATTTTCTAATATGGGCTTTACCCGGACTATGTGCAATCCGGTGTCCAATTTACAAGATGCCACCATTTACCGCATTGTAGCCCGGTATGAGGGCATAGCGGACAGAAATTTTAGAATCTACACAAATTAAAAGGGCTGACAGTGCCAAGTGCCGTGTGCCAAGTGCCTTCCTTAAGAAATTAGGAGGTACTATCTTATGTCTGGTATTCAGTTATCAACCGCTGGTGTAAAGCTTTTTTATGCAGCTGAAGCCACAGCTGGCACCCGTCCTACTACGGGTTATGAAGAGATTACCGAAATCAAGAGCATCCCGGAACTGAACCCGGAGCCTGATAACCTGGAGACAACCACGCTGGCGGAAACCGAATGGAAGACCTACATCCCCGGTTTGAAGGACATTGGCGGCGCACTTTCCTTTACGGCCAATTTGACCGAAAAGTCTATGGAGGAGTGGGAAGGTGTTGTTGACGCTTATGAAACGGCGGCTGCCGACAATAAAGCTACTTGGTTCTGCATTGTGATTCCTGGATTGACCAAGGCGCTGTATTTCACAGGCCAACCCTCCCCGATGGGGATGCCCTCTATGGAGGTCTCTGCTGTACTAGAAACTTCTCTGTACATTACGCCGACCGGTGCGCCTGCATGGGCGACAAAGCCAACTGACATCGAAGTTTGAGGAGGACATTAATATGAGTGATAACATCACTAACCTTCAGGATAGAGTAAAACCTGCCTATATTATTGACAATAAAACAGGAACGACGTATGAGCTGGACTTTAGTAGAGAGAGCGTCAAATTCGCAGAAACCAGAGGCTTTAAGCCTGATGAACTGACGGAATTTCCTGTGACCAGAATCCCGGAACTGTTTTTCTATGCATTTCGTAAGAATTACAAAAACATGACCCGTACCCAGACTAATGATCTTTTGGAGCGAATGGGCGGCCTGACCACCAATCTACTGGAACGGCTAATGCAACTTTATAATCAGGCAGCGCTTACTCATCTGATCGTGGACCCAGAGGAAGAGATAAAAAACGCGGAGGTGACTGTGGAACTGTAAAAGGCCCGCAGTCCTTCACAGAACTATTTGAAGCGGAGTGCCCCTACTATCTGTCCATCGGCATGACCTGGGAACAGTATTGGTA